GTATCTAAAGATGCTCGTTTAGGGGAGTATTCTTTAATTACTATTCTTCCTTTTATTTTAGAAATAGCTTCTTCTACTTCAGGACGATGATCTTTTAATTTATCTACAGGAATACCTGAGAATATGGCATCATAACGTTTACCTACATATCCTTCAGATAATTCTAATGTATAGTGTACTACATTATATCCTAGAGCAGCAGCATAAGCACCCATAGCCATTACTGCCCATGATTTACCTCCACCAGGATTACCAAATACTAATACTAAATCTCCTTGTCCATATCCTCCTTGTGTTAATTCATTAAACACAGGCCAGGGAAAAGGAATAGGATTTCTATCATCTCCTCTATAACGAGCTTCTACATCTTTATCATATTCATGACCTATATTTTTATCTTCACCTGCTTTTAAAGCAACGTTAATTAGTGAACGAATACCATCATAATCACCTAGATTAAGTAAATCTACAGATGTCATAATAGCTTTCTTTACTTGTTGGTTGCGACAGAAATCTAAAAATTCTTCTTCAACCCACTGTAAATCACTTGAATTAGCTAATTTATAAGCTTCACGTAGTGCTTCTGTAATAGCTACTTTTAAAACATCATTATCTAATTTTTTAACTTCAATAGCAAATGTTTCAACTGTAGGATAAGTATGGTATTGGTTGAAGTATTTTATAATATAATCAATAATCCACTTATGAGAAGAGGATTCAAAGTAATCACTGTCTAGTGAATCGGAGATGTTTAGTAGGAAATCTCGTTGTGAGATTAAAGCTCCTATTACTTTTAATTGAAATACGTTGCCGTATGCTGTGAGGCGTGAGAGAGTTGTGATAGTTAATTGTTTTATTTGTTAAATTTAATTAAAACTGCTTAGACTTCCAAATACTACATTAATCCAATCTTCTATATTAGGTATAGAGTTATTAAGGCAATCAACATAGTACATAGATAAGAACTGTTGTTTATTCATACTAGTATTAGCGTTTAAAAGCGCATTTTCAATTTCAGTATTATTTTCATCGGATAACATGATATCATGAAGATTCATTAGTCTATCGTTTATTCTTAATTGATATGCATATTCTATAATGCTAGAATATAAAGCATGTTCGTTTACTTTTTCTTTTGATATTTCTAATATATCATCTAAAGATAAATGTTGTTCTGTTATTAACTGAGGGAATAATTTAGTTAATTTTTTAGGACCTAATCCGTTAATACCAGGAATATTATCTGATTTATCACCCATTAATACCTTTTTAATAAGGAAATTCTTAGCTGTTAATTCATATTCCTCTAATACTAATGACGGAGTATATATTTTTTTCTTAGATGGAGAATATACATATGTTTTATTTGTTACTAGCTGTATAAAGTCTTGATCAGCAGACATAATATGTATGCGTTTACATTTTTCATCTTGTTCATATTGTTGTGTTAGCTTTGCTATAACGTCATCAGCTTCAATAGCATCTACACATATAAGAGTAACAGGTAAACAATGTAAATAAGCAATTAAACGTTCCATTTGATGAGATATACTTTCTACTTCTTCATCTTTAGAGTTAAAGATAGAATAGTTAGTCATACGACTAGTATTTCTATTTGCTTTATAATCAGGAAATAGATTTTTTCTACCTGATGATCCTCCTACTCCATCAAATGTAATAATTACTCGTGTTGGATTAAGTATTTTGATAGCATATCCTATAGATTTAAGAAATCCTGTAAGGCCACCAATATGGTGGCCACTAGGATTTATGTGATTTATCATAGTAAAGCTACGTAAGAACGTATTTAAACCATCTATTATTAGAACCGAACTATGTTTATCTTTAGGATCGTTATTTATGTTTGCTAGTAACTCAGCATATTTATTCTTCATTATTAGATGTTTCTATTTCAATCATTGGAGAAATAGTTGAAGTTTCATTCCACTCGCTATTATCTTCTATAATTTCTAATTTATCTATATCAACTCTTTCACCAAACCATTCGTGAGCGTGTGTTAATTTATATTGTTTTTCTGCATCTTTATCATCAGGTATAAATCCATGTGGAGTAACAATTACCGTTGATGTAGTAGCAATACCGCAATCAGCATGAATCTTATCGATAGCCATTTTAGTACGTTTAGCGAATTCAACTTTTTTACCCTTATGCTGAGCATGAATTTTAGATGTACCGCTATTAGTTACATTTCCGAATGTAATTACAATAGCAGCATCCCAATACATAGCATTACCTCCTTTATTTGTCATTCTAGGTTGTGACATAGGTGTTAAAGCCGGCTGTACACCTGTTTTATTAATAACAAAAAATGTATTAGTATATGGATAATTTTCTTTACGAGATAAAGGAAATTGTTGATTAATAAAGTTACCAAATTGCGTTGCCATAGCTCCAGCATTCCACATTGGATTGTTTTTACCTTGTTCTACACTCATAGCACAAGGAATAGAACCTACAGAATCCCATAAAAATAATAAATCGTAAGGTAATTTACCTTTTTTCTGTTCGTTAAGGAGATCAGCAATAAATCCGGCTACATCCTCAATTGTGTTTAATGAAGATCTATCTGCATAAATGAAGAATCCTTTATAGTTTATTACTTCACCTGTTTCTTCATCAGGGATTGCTTCTAATTCAAATCCCATTTTTTGGGCGTGTGAGAAATCCCACTTCATTTCTGTAATGATGAAGACAGGTAAAACACCCATTTTTTGGGCGTTTACCGCGGCTTCAATCATTAGAGTAGTTTTACCAGTATCTGATCCTCCTCTAGCTATAGTGATCTGTCCCATAGGAATACCAGGAATAGAAAGAGCATCACTTACTGCTGATGAGAAAGGAATCCATTTTTGTGTTTTAAATTTGGATGATTGATCTAGAAATTTAGATTTTTTAAATTTATCTAAATCAAATCCATGTTTTATAGCTTCAGATGCTACTGAGCTTAAACTATCTTTTTTTGCCATAATTAGTATTAGTTATCAAATAATGAATCGAATTTGTCTGCGCTTGATGTTTTACCAGCATTCGTATCTAACGAATATGTTTTGTTAGTAGGTTGATCCCACGGTAAGTCACTAGCTGGTTCTGCATCTTCGTCTTCATCTTTATGTTGAGATGGAGCTGATACTACTGGAGCTACATCTTCAACGTCTTCTTCTGGATTTAACCATTTCTGAAGGATTACTTTGAGTTCATCAAATGAATGCTTGCGGTACATAGTCATAATATCTGGTTGTTCAGATAGAAACTTTTCTAATTGTGCTGCATCTTCAGTAATAGGGGTTGTTTTAGGTTTAACACGAATAGCGCATTTTACTACTTTACGACCTGCTACTTCACCTTCAGTTGCTTCAACTGTAAAGTCACGTCCTTCACTAATGTCAGTATAATCACCATAGTCTTCATCGGTAGCAATACCTAATAGTTGTTGATAAATTTCTTTACCAAATTCCCATAAACGAACACCTAAATGCTCTTCACCACGTACTAGTACAGGTACAAAAACACGCATTTTAGGTTCAATTTTTTTAGCCATTTGCCAATCTTCTTTATCAGATGATTTACGTAGACCTTTAGAAAATTCAACAATAGGATCTTGTTCACCCCAATTTGTTAAGGCCGCAATTGTAAACTTACCAAATCCATAATGGAAATATAATTCCTTAAATGGATTAGATTTGTCAAATTTAGAAGGAACAATACGGACTTGGTGTTTACCAATTTTTGGTTTCCAATATACCTTTGAATAATCAACCTTTTCATACTTGGGTTTAGGTTGTAACCCGGCTAACTTGTTTTTGATTTGTGATAAATCCATAATATAACTGTTTTAAACTTAAATATAACTAATTTTTTTGACATAACCAAATTTTATTTTATTTCATATGGTATATTTTTGCCTTTTAATAAAAATTCAACTTCAGGACTAGATTTATATAATATTACCTTAATAAGGTATTTGTTTAAATTAGTAATATTTTTATCTACTTTTTCTTCCATTTCATCAAAGAAATCTTTAGTTTCATCACTATAATCTTGATGGGGTTTAATTTTATAATTATTGGATAATTTATCCCCATTAATAACTAAAACACATTCCGCTCCTATCCAAAATACTGTTTCTTTATCTTTTGATCTAGTAAAACTAACAGGTGCTAATAATGTATTGGTTTCTATTATTTGTTTTAATAGCCAATTCTCAGTATAATGATACAATGTACCTACTTGTTTACCTTCCTCTAACATATCTTCAAAATCATCATATGTTGTATCACTTTTAATTAGTAATACTTTAGGATTAATACCTAACTGAAACGCAATATCCATTCTAGTATTGCCTGAGAATATACGTTTATTTCCGTCTTCAAATTCAATTACTACAGGTAATGTCATTGGTTGATTTGTTTTAAAACCATTATATATTGATTTTAAAGTATCTTCATTTCTATACTTAGGATATGAACGATATGATTTAATTAAATTTAATAATTGTTCATATGAACGAGTCCCACTTCTATAACTTATATCTTGATCTTCACTAGGAGTGATAGTAACGATTTTACCATTTTTAACTGAATTTAGGAAATCATCTTCGTCTTTCCAAAAATCATTACCTTTCATTTCGTGTTCTATTTTAAATTCTTGTTTAAGTTGAGATGTATCAGGAATTTTCCAGTTAAAAAAACCAGTAATTTCTTTTAATATGTCTGTTAGTTTAATCATTCAGCAAGATTTATAATTTTATAAATCATCGTATTTAAACGACGCAATTCGTTACCTGTGGTAAGTAATATACAACTACGATAATCGTTCCAATTAATAGTAAATCGTGTATCTAATACTCCATTGTTTAATTGTTTAATTAACATATTTAGAGCATTAATACTATATAAAGTATTGCTTTCTTTTTTTCTATGCACTAATATAGTATTAGACATTATGTTTCCACTAGTATTATTAGTATCAATATTGTAAGTACATATCAATTCATCACTTTCTGGAGACTCCAATACAAATATCTTACTATACATTATAGTATAGCGGCAATTAATAGAAGCAAGTACATTGTCTAGTTCTTCTTTAGAAGTAAAGGTAGCAAATAACTTGTTCGTCATATTTTCAGTAGATAATGTGTAATCATTATCAATAAATATGTTAGGATCGTTGATTATCGATATTTTATTATTGTTCATATTATATTTTTTTAAAGTCATTGTAATTTTTACCCACTTTAACGCTAACTGGATATTTCATTAGTTCTACTAATTTATGTAATGTTTCGGTACCGTCTTCTTTACTAAAATCAAATAAAAAGGCATCATATGTGTATAGTATTATTTTTGTTTTTTTATCTTGTAAATATTCAATTATATCTGATAATATATTAACATTAGTGTATGTTTCTAGACCTTGTATAATATAATTAAACATTTTGGTTGAATTATTTACTTCATTTATATTAAATATACGTAAAGGTGTTTCATATGATTTACCATATTGATAAATAACCCACATATCATCTATAAATGTTTGTACATGTTCAAAATAAGGATGATTTATATGTTCTTTACGTATCCCACCATATAAATTTTCAAACATAACCGTTTTTTCAATACCTAAGTCTTCATATATATTATCTGATGTTAATGGGTATTTAACTAATTCACCAATTAAACGGGGATGATAACCACTAAAATCCATTTCTACTAACATATCGTTATTAGGACGATAACATAAACGTTCTCCATTAGTTTTATTTAATGCAGCAAA